AATTAGAATCTCGTAAATTTTCGCCTGCGATTACACAAGAAGAAATATTGAAACAGCAGCAACAGCAACAGCAAAGATAATGTTTTTACAATGGTAAAATAATTTATTCTTTTTATAATAATAAATTATTTTTATGAATTTTTGTGAATTTTTTAAGTTTTTATGTAGACAAATGTTTTTCTAAGCAGAAATGTTTATTTTTTGGTCATCTTTTTTATTTTGTTTTTCTTCTTCATATTTGTTGTATACATCTTCTAATGCTTCTTCGTATGATTTCATAAATTGAGTTGGTTCCATTAAACGCATAAATTTCTTTAATATACTTGATTTATAAGTTTCGATTTTAATTGGGTTACTAACTAAATCTTTGGCTATTTGTATATATTCTTCTGTAGAATAAGCAACTAATTCTTTTAATTCTGAATTAATTAAGATAGAAGAAGATACATTGTGTGCATGATAATCTTTATTGTAATGTGTGACTACTGGAACTGAATTATATAATGCATTACATGTAGTTGTTGTACCAGAATATGGAAATGTATCTAATAATAAATCAATCTTTGTGAAAGATTCATTGTATGCTTCGTTGGACATTTTTGTTAATAATATTAAACGATCTGCGTGTACATTTAATTTATTTGTATAAAATGCAGTTCTTTCTTCTAGATTATCATAAGATTCTAATTTAATCATAATTTTTGTATTTGGACAATCATTTAAAATTGTTTTCCATGCTTCTAATACATATTTTGAATTTTTCGCTTCTTTGTTTAATGCACCTAATACAACCGTTTCCTTTGTCTTTTTTGGTTTTTGTGGATATTGTTGATTTACTGATTTATATAATAAGAAACATTTTGGAAGACGAACTAATTTTTCTGAATATTGTTGTGTTGAAAATTCGTTATCTGCAAAATTATCAGTGATACGATAATGCATGAATTTTAATCCAGTTGTGTTTGGATATCCCATATATGTCATTTGTATAGGTGCTGGATTTAATGCAAAAACATCTAAACGATTTTTTGGTGATATACCATTTAAATCAATTAAAATATCAATTTCATGGACATTGATTAATTTTGCAGCTTCTTTGTCTGTCATTTGACTGATATTGTAAGTTGGTATTTTTAATGATGAAAACCATTCATGATTGGTTGCTGTATTTGGATATAAGAATATATCGAATTTTGTTTTATTATGATTTTGTAATATTGGTAAAAGGAAATTTGCAACTGCATGATGTAACATATCCGAGGATACATAACCGATTCTCATTCTTCTCTTCTTTTTTCTTTTTTCAAAAGAGAATAATTGTACATTTTCATACCAATCATTTAATTCCAAATATTTTTTGAAAATTTCAGCGTTATCTGGATAAATGTAATCATTGTATGCTAAATAATTTTGTAATGCGGATACGATATAATGTTTTTCACATTTGATTTCTTTGGTTAATTCATAACATTTTAATGTATAATCAATAGAGACATCGTTATTACATAAATTTCCATATACATTACCAAGATCCATGTAGTATTGACACATTAATTTTTTATCATCATAAGATTTGACTTTCTTTTCGGAAACACGGTCTAATAATGTTAATAAATATTTTTCTACATTTTCATAATAGTCTTCATTTTTATTTGCTTGATATAAAAAGGTTAAAAATTTTGTATTGTGTAAAAAACTATCGAATAAATTATCGACATTTAAATCTAATATAGATTTGTGTTTACTGTTGGCAGATAATATGGTGCATAAATCAAGTATGTTATCTAAATCATAAGGGTTCATTGTATAACATAATTTTAACCACATTAATGCTTTATCTGCAAATTTATCCATTAACATTTTTCCCATCATATTGTATAATTTGGAATCTTCTGGGAAAAAATAAATGACTTTGGATATAATGAATTCTTTTAATTGTTCTTCACCTCCTTGTTGATTTGCACTTCCAACAATGGTTGTTGCATTTTCACATAAATCGAATGCGATTCTGTATAATTGTGTTGATAATTCTTGTTTTCTTTCTGGATGTGTTAATAATTCATTGTATAAGCCGATAAAGTTTTCCATATTGGATACAAAATATAGGAATTTTTATTTATATTGTTTTTGTTTTATTGTTTATAGTTTCATAGTTTACGAGTTTCATAGTTTACGAGTTTCATAGTTAAAAGTTTACGAGAGAGAGAGAACGATGAGGATGGTTCATAAAAGATTATATATTGGTGGAGAGAACCAAGGTGAAAAATATGGATTATAATATCCACTTCCATAAAATCCAGGTCCGTAATATCCAGGTCCATAATATCCAAATCTTCGCGAATTGTCATAAATTGGTGTTGTTTGTAGAGTTGGTTGTTGTTGATAACTACGATTTTTACAATCATTTATTAAATTTTGTTGATAGATTGCGTTCGTTTTTGATGAAAGATCGTTTAATTCTGCATATTCGTTCAAAAGACCATTTAATTTATAATCATTTTGAATGATTGGTAATGCAAAGTATGGATTGTAAAAAAAAGCCATTATATTATATTTTTGGATTATTATTTCCTAAAATTTTTTAAAGCATAAATGCTTTGTAATTACAGGTAGTATTTACATGATGTAAACTAGTGAAAAATGAACATCTTGTTCTCAAAATTCAAAGAAAAAACATCTTATTGAAAAAATTCGGCAATTCAAGAAAAACATCTTATTGGAAAAATTCGGCAATTCAAGAAAAACATCTTATTGAAAAAATTCGGCAATTCAAGAAAAACATCTTATTGGAAAAATTCGGCAATTCAAGAAAAACATCTTATTGGAAAAATTCGGCAATTCAAGAAAAACATCTTATTGGAAAAATTCGGCAATTCAAGAAAAACATCTTATTGGAAAACTTATATAAAATACTATTATGATAATAGTAAAAATATAAAATGAAAATCATAAGTTTTGATGTTGGAATCAAAAATATGGCTTATTGTATTTTTGATATATCAGGTTCTCAAATATCCATCGATTCATGGAATGTTCTCAATTTAATCGAAACAGAATCTATAGAAAAAGTTCATTGTAATTGTTATAATAAAGCAAAAAATAAAAAAACACCAGCCAAAATTTGTGGGAAAATTGCCAAGTTTTCCAAAGAAAATCAAACATTTTGTGAAAAACATGCGAAAACAGATGAAAATTACATTGTTCCAGAAAAAAGGTTCTCTCCAACTCAATTAAAAAAAGCAAAAAATGAATTACTTTTCAATATTTGTAAAGAATTTCATATAGATATATCCAATAATTCTTTAAAAACCGATATTTTAAATCAAATGTTCTCTTTTTTTAATGAAAAATGTTTGGTTCCAATTCAAATAAAAAAAACAAAAACAGCAAATCAAATTGATTTAATTCATATTGGAAAACAAATGAAAATTGCATTGAACCAAATACCCAGGATAGAAGAAATAACACATGTTCTTATTGAGAACCAAATATCGCCCATTGCAAATCGTATGAAAACAATACAAGGTATGTTGGCACAATATTTTATAATGAAAATAGAGAACCCAATACATATTGAATTTATATCTTCTGCCAATAAATTACGAGAACTTTCTATAGAATCATCCAATGATGATTCGAAAACACAAAATGCGAAATATAAAGAGCATAAAAAAGATGGTATTCAATTATGTTCTCAATATTTAGAAAAAAATCCTCGATTTCATTCATGGAAATATATATTAGAAACAAAAAAGAAGGACGATTTAGCCGATTGTTTTTTACAAGGAATGTGGTATATTCATAAAAAAAATATGGATCCATTGAAATAAAAAATAAAAATAAAAAGATTATAGTGCGGAGAACTTAAAAATAAAGTTTATATATTTATCATAATGGAAGTAATAGATATCGGACTGAATGATTTAGAACCAATAACATTGGATATGGACGATTCAAGAAAAAAATCAGTCAATTTCGGACCAGGAATTGAACTATTAATGAATGATAAAAAAAAATCCAGTATGAGTAATCATATTGATTTAGGAGATTTAGACAATTTAGAAAAAGAATTAAATGAACTTTCTGGAACAACAAAGCCTTCTGGTGAAACCAAAACATTAAATAGTTTTACAAATACTTTTTTTAGTAATGAAGCAGAAGAACCACAATCCAATTTAGGTAGTGCAACTGTAGAAAGTATTGGAAATACAAAAACATGGGATGGATTTACAAAAATCAACGAAATACCAGTCGATGGTGATAGACCATCAACGACAAAAATGACAGATCGTGAAAAAAGAAGAAAAAAACGAATCATGATACAAAAAATCGACGATTGGTATGAAAAAGGGTTGATAAAACACAATTATCATTTCAACATGGATTCCAATTATGAGGAAGTGGAAGATGTATATGAAAGTTGCATGGAAGATAAACGAAAAAAAGACAGTATTAAATTGCAAGGTTGGTGGTTTATGACGGCAATTAATTCATTAGAATATGCAAATTCCGCATTTAATCCATTCGATATTTCATTAGATGGTTGGAGTGAAACGGTTCAAGAAGATTTGGATTCTTATGAAGATATATTTGCAGAATTATATGATAAATATAAAGGTGGAAAAATTGCTCCCGAGTTATCCTTGTTGTTAAGAATCGGGTTTAGTGCAGCTGTTTGTAATTTTACAAACAAAGCTTTATCCAGTGCTACACCAGGATTTAATGATGTAATTCGTCAAAGTCCAGAATTAATGAGGGCATTTACATCGGCGACTGTCAATACAATGTCGCAAAGTTCACCTGGATTTGCTATGGCAAATAATTTAATGCAAGACAATCGTCCGCGTGGTCCACCACCACAAGCACCGGTTGAAACTCGTTCACAACCACCTCCACAAAGACCAGGAAGTATGGTTTTTACAGAACATCCGAATAATCGTCAAGATATAAATGCGGCAAGAGGGGCCATGTTTCAAGAACAAGGTGTTCCTATAAATAATCAATTTCAACATGTAAATCAACCACCTCCTTCACAGTCGCAGTCGCATTCGCATTCGCAGTCGCATTCGCTTAGACCCGAAATGCAAGGTCCTCGTAATACAGATATCGATAATATATTGTCTGGATTAAAAACAAGAACTGTAAATATTCATGAGCAACCGCAGCAGCAACAGCAACAGCAGCAAATACATGTTGAAACCGTTGAAGAAGATTCAATGATTTCGATTGCATCATTAAAAGATATTCAAAATTCAAATATGCCAAAAAAAAGTAAAAGAAGACAAAGAAGTGATAAAAATATAGTTTCATTAGATATTTAGCGAATTATATGGAAAAAATATTCAATAAAAATTGAATATTTTTTGTAATGTAAAGATAAGAATAACAAAAACAGAATTAAAAAAGAAAAAAGAAAAAAAGAGAAAGAGAAAGAGAAAAACAAAAAGGAAAAACGAAAAATAAACGAAATATGAAAAAAGTAAAATTTAACACTATACAACGAATTGTGTATATACCAGATAAAAAAGATATGATATATACGCTATTTCATAATGATTTATGGTGGTCAGAGAATGATTATCAACAATTTACTCAGTCCTCCATGATTGAAATTACAAGACTTTTACAAATTCATCAAAATATGTCTATATCGGACGCTAAAAAATTATTATACCAACCACATAATCTTCGATATGATGAAACAAATTTCGATTTTCGAATGGAGAAGAATCAATCGACTTTCTAAAAAATCAATTTCCTAATACTTTTTTTTATCACTTTTTTGATCCCATTTTTGAAACGCCAAATTCGCATAATTTTTGCAAATTTGTTTCATGTATACATTTCTTTCATCTATATCACTTCCTAATTCATCGTAAATATAACTATCATCAAATCCGATTTCCTTTGCATCTTTACTATCATTTCCATAATAGACTTTACCAATACGCGCCCAATAAATCGCCGAAAGACACATGGAACATGGTTCACAACTACTATAAATGGAAAAATCATTCAATGAATAAGTATTCAATTTTGAACAAGCATCGCGGATAGCTACAATTTCAGCATGTTGGGTAGGATCATTATTTAATGTGACCATATTTACACCTCTCCCCACAATATTTCCACTTGTATCAACCACTATGGCTGCAAATGGTCCACTTCCAGAATCAATGTGATCAAATGCCATATCGCATGTTTCTTTCATTATTTGTTCATGAAAACTGATGGTTTTTTTCATTATCTATATACTGTGGATATATTTATATTTTTTCTACATTCTTTATTACAAATGTATATATAGAAAATTATCTGAATCACTGAATCACTGAATCACTGAATCACTGAATCACTGAATCACTTGTATAATTTCATCATTTTTTCTTTTTGTTCTCGATAATCTACGATTGGTTGGGGATATTTTACTGTATACTTTGAATAAGCAGTATCCCATTGATGAATATCTTTCGGATCAACATCTTTTAATTCTGGAAGCCATTGTTTAATAAATTCCGCATCTTTGTCCAATTTTTTCGATTGTATCCATGGATTCATATCACGGAAATATGGTGTATAGTAGACTCCAGTGCTTGATACATTTTGCCAATTGCCTTGATTGGAAGCAATATCATAATCGGTCAAATGTTGAGCAAAATATTTGGCCCCATGTCTCCAATCAATCAACAATGTTTTTACTAAAAAGTTGGCAACAATCATACGCCCACGATTATGCATATAACCGGTTTGATTCAATTGTCTCATACATGCATCTACGACTGGAACGCCGGTTTTACCTTCACACCATTTTTCGAAATGACTTGAATTATGACTCCATGCATTTTTTTTAAAATAATAGGATTCTGTCATTGTTTCTGGATAAGCATAAAGAAGATGAGCGAAAAAATCTCGCCAATACAATTGTCTTATAAGTTCATGATTCGAATGAAAATCATGATACATTTCTCTTATGGAAACGCATCCAAATTTTACAGCAGCGGATAATTGTGTTGTTGGTTTTGCTAAAAAGTCACGAGTATTTGCATAATTTTTTTGAGATATCACGGATTTTTTCATTTGTTGTAGTGCGATGGTTCTACCGCCATGGACCAGTATATTTTCATTGATTTTTACAAAACGATTTTTTGTATCCGATAATAAAACATTCGATAGAGAACCTGTGTATTTTCCCCAATTTTTAATGGTTTTTTTCCATATTTTTTTTACTGGATATTTCAGACATTCTTCATAAAAGGGTGTGAATTTTTTATACACAGTTCCAGATCCAGATAAAATCGTTCCTGGTTCTTGTAAATAAAAATCGGAGAACATTTTGCAATCGATTCCTCGTTTTTGACAAAGTTCAACCGTTTCATTATCACGATGAATCGCATAAGGTGTATAAAAACGATTGAAACCGACAATATCGATATGTAATTCATGAATCAATTTATCGATGACCGTTTTTTGTTTTCCGTAAAAAATCATTAGTTTTCCACCCGATGATTGAATTTCTTTTGATAAATCTTCTAAACTTTCTATCATATATTGAATCGCATTATTGGAACGATAAGCATTTGATTTTCCCACTTGTTCTGGTGTAAAAATAAAACAAACATATAGATTTTTACATAATTCACTTGTTTCATTTAGACCTGTATTATCTATGATTCGTAAATCATTATGAAATATGAAAAGTCCATTTTCATATGTTTTTTTTATTTTTTTTGTTTTTTGTGTTTTTTCAGTTTCCATTATACTAGGTGAACAATAAAATATTTTATAAAAAACGAATTAAAAAATTGGTTTTTATTTTCTATATAGTTAAATGAACATTTCAGTAGAAGAATTTTACGATTTTATCAAAAAACATAGTCAAGTGATGTTTATAAAAACCAAAGATTTTTTTCAAAATTATGATTATGCTGGATTATTATTAAAAATCGTTGTTTTTTATAGTTTTATTGTTGAAAGTATCCAATCGTATGCAAAATACGCTTATGATAACTATGATTTTGTAAAAGAAGTTACGAAACGAATTCAATATGGATGGTTATTGATTGTATGTTTTTTCTATGATCGTGCAATAGAACCATATGAAAAAAATTGGATTTCTATTTCGATGTATTACAAAAATGAGACTTCTTCGTTTTTTCATGAAAATTTCCATTTTTTTGAAGGTGAACAAACAGATATTATGGACGAATTCAAAAAATGGAGTAATGGCACAGTTTCCATTATAAAAAATGAAAAAAATGTTGTGGAAACTCTTATTTCAATGAAATATAATGATCAATATACATATCGAATCCATTCTGAAAATAGTTTAGAAACGATTGTACCATCGAATGTTCGATTTTTATCGATAGAATATACATACCCATCATTGAAAAACCCGATTGTTTTGAATATTTGTCCAAATGAATATATTGTTGGCAATGAAATATTATCGATTACATTTATAAAGAGAATGATGGAATATCAATATAATGCAATGGTATTTCATGAAGATTATGTAATAAATATTATGGATAATAATATTCAAGAATTCCAGTTGAAAAAAGGTCAATATGTCATTTTACATGAAGATACTTATGAGATAAAAAATAATAAAACAGTACATAAATAAAAACAAAACAAATGAAATCAAAAACAATATAAAAACATTTTTGTAATTATAATACGGGCGTAATCATTATGGATGCATTAAGTATTCCTACCCCACAGCATATTTTGCATGGTAAATGGGATTTATATTATCATTTACCACACAATAAAAACTGGGAATTATCTGGATATACAATCATAATGAGCTCAATAGATACTGTGGAAAAAGTAATATTATTAAATGAAACAATCAGTGAAAGTATTGTAAAAAATAGTATGCTCTTTGTTATGCGAGAGGGGATTACGCCCATGTGGGAAGACCCAAAAAATCGTAATGGTGGTTGTTTTTCTTACAAGGTTGTTAATAAATTAGTGCATGATGTATGGAAAACATTATTTTATTTATTATGTGGTGAAACATTATGTGTGGATCCAAAGCATAATAAATATATAAATGGAATTACGATATCCCCTAAGAAGAATTTTTGTATTATAAAGATTTGGTTAGAAACATCACAATATCAAGATCCGAATATGATAACGCCTATACCCAATTTATTGAAACAAGGTTGTTTATTTAAAAAACATGAACCAGAATTTTGAGACTTACACCGACCAAAACCAAAAAAAACCAAAAAAAACCAAAAAAAGAAAAACCAAAAAAAATTGATACATTTCGTTTGAATTGTATCAATGTAAAAAAGATAAAAAAATGAAATTCATGAAAAAATACATAGACGCATTACACTTTGAAATTGAGTTTCGAATCGGCGACAATGCACAAGACAATTTTGATTTAATTGATATATCAAACCCCAATGATATTTGGTTTCATATTGAAGGAAAATCATCTGCTCATGTCGTCGCATCTATTCCAGAACATATTAAAATTGACCGAAAAAATAAAAAAAAAATAATTACACAGGGCGCGTTGATATGTAAACAATTTTCAAAATATACAAAGGAAAAAGATTTGCCAGTCATTTATACAGAAATAAAAAACCTTACAAAAACGGAAAAAGTGGGATGTGTTTTAACTGCCCATACAGACATCCTTTTTATATGATTCGTTTCCACTTTCGAAGATGAAATTTTCAGAAGGTGAACTACAGTGTAATTTATATAAACAAAGACAAGTGCTTGAAAACGGAAGAACCGTTAATAATGGAAAATCATATTTGTTGTGACCAAAAACATAATTAAAAATATCACTGATACAATATATATATTTTGGATTTGGAGAACCGTCTAAAAAATTTTCATAATGAGATAGAATACATCCATCAAATAATTGCCATCCAGTTAAAATAATAGTATTACATAAAATAACAAAGGAAAGGAGTATTTTATTACTCGTAAAAAATGGCGTTGTGTATATAAATGTCGTTACGACTAAATGTATAAATTTAATAATAAAAGAAAAAATCATTATAAGCATTATAAGGGAGCTTGATATTTTTTTTTTATTGTAAAACCGCAGTAGTAAATTACAATTGTAGTTTATATTATGGTTGCGGTTGCCATTTAGGAATTTCTAATGTAAATATATAGAATGTCTACAAACGATAAACGAAAAACCAGAAAAACCAGAGGTTCTGCTTCTAAAAAATCTATGTTAGAATGTTGCAATGCAACTTATCATGGTCTTCATGAATGGCATAAAGCTATGTTTGAAGAATTAGGATGGATGATTTTAGCTAAAAGTCATGGAATGAAAGATAAAATTACAACTTATAAAAATTCATTAGCTCGTTTAAAATGGTCTCTTGAACAAAAATTACAACACACAATGGAAGAAGATAGAAAACAAGATTTAGAAATTTTACACCATAATTTGATGATTTTGATTGAACATGCAAATAAAGACTTATAAGAAAAATCGAATTAAAAATATCATTTTACTATATAGAATATGGATGGATGATATAGTAAAACATGATAATTCACATGCACATGAAATAAAAGAATTATTAAATCAACTAATAATTCTTATCGAAATAAAGGAAAGGCAAACGAGTGTGGATGCTAAAAAACTTTCGTTTCATGAAATGACATCGTATATAAATATACCCAATCGAGATGATATTTTAGATAATGGAATTACAAAAGATGAATTATGGTGGGGAACGGAAGATTATATTGATTTTAAAAATTCTGCTTTATTTGAAATTCGTGAATTTATGAAACATAATCCACAAGCGAATGTACAATATTATTTAAAACATTTATGGACGGAATTGGATTTTGATTTCATATATGCCGAACTTGAAAAAAATCGAATTCTCAAATTAGAAGAAACGATGAAAATGTACAATGATATGAGTTTAACAGATGTAAGCTTGGCGGATGTAAGCTTGGCGGATGTAAGCTTGGCGGATGTAATCTTGGAATAAAATAAATTGTTTTTTGATAAAAATATATAAATACATGATGTCTATATACATATCTGAAATGAAAATATTTCAAAGTTATATAAGTAGTTTAAACAAAAGTGTAGATTATTATATTGGCGAAAATAACGCGGATAATTTCGATTTATTAGATTTTGCTGATAAAAAAGATTTATGGTTTCATGTAGATAGTTTGTCTTCTTGTCAAATTGTTGCAAAAATCGCGGGTTTACAATTAGATAAAACGCAATTGAGACATGTTATTGCTCATGGTGCCATTATATGTAAAGAAAATTCGGTATATACTTATATGTCCAATTTAGCTGTGATTTATACTCTTGTCGAAAATGTAATGAAAACAAATGTCCCGGGAAGAGTCAGCACAAAAAATGCAAAAGTTAAAATTATATAATTTTACAATAAAAAAAAGAATATCTTTTATAGATATTCTTTTTTACATTACGAAGGGTGTTTTACACCATTGCACATTTACACCTTTGCACTTTTAAATCGCCGATTATATAACCTGAAATCGCCTTTGGCGATTTCTCGGATATAAAAGTAGATTTATCAGTTGCAAAGTAACAGTTACCTAAGCACATTCAAAGATGCCGACCTAAAGGTCGGCATTTAGAATGTGCAAAGGTGTAAAACGCCCACCTAATGGTGGGCGTTCTTTGAATGTGCTTTGGTAACTGTTGCTTTGCAACCGATAAATTACCTTTTATATATTGATAATTCTGCCTTCAGGCAGAATTACCATATATAATCGGCATTTTACACCTTTGCACTTTTAAATCGCCGATTATATAACCTGAAATCGCCTTTGGCGATTTCTCGGATATAAAAGGAGATTTATCAGTTGCAAAGTAACAGTTACC